CATCCTGGGCCGTACCAGTGCGACCGGCAAGAAGTCCGATTATAAAGATTTAACACTAGACAAGCTATCGAGGCTCCAGAAGAGAAAGTTCTCTAATGCCGAGCAACTAGCACTGAGAGAAGCGAAGCTCCACACCGCTCGTCGTATACAGGCCCTTGCCGACGACGCAGCAGCTGGGGCTTCTGCGCGTGTGAACAACGCCACCCAGGACCTCCTAACGGACGCTACCGTTAAGCAGATCCTGGAAGACGAGATCGCCATAGCCCTGGCAGAGAAGAAGTCCCGACAGCAACTTGCCACTACTGTAGGCAACGCCCTGGGAAGAGACCTCACCTCTGGTCTCAAGAAGCTCATGGTCACGGAGATGCACCGCGCAAAGACCCGTGGCGTAGCGATGGCTATCGCCAATAAGGTAGACATCTACTCCTCCTCCGATGGGGTTGAGTCAATTGTAAGTGTTGTCCCAAATAGAGAAGCGTGCGACGACTGCCGCAACCTCTACACTACAGACACGGGCAACCCTAGAATATTTAAGCTCTCTGACCTAGTAGGCCAGGGAAGCAACTCTGACGAAGGAGTCAGCCACTCCCGAAAAGGTGGGCTCCACCTTGGTTGGAAGCCTGTGCTGCCACCGGCACACCCCAACTGCTACTGCGAACTAACGTATGTCCCACCAGGAATGGCGTGGGAGAACGGTAGGCTAAAGGTCACCGACGAGCTACGCTACAAGAACCAGATCAGTAAGGCTGTTGACAAGGGCTCTATGTCCCCCAAGGTCAAGCCTCCGGGTCCGAAGAGTACCCAAGGTCCTGATACTCCTAAGGTAGGAAGCATTCCTGGTATTGCCGCTCCAGGGAACGTTGCAGGCCCAGGACGACCTCCATCCGCACAAACAACTGCAGAGGCAGTCACCCCTTGGGAAAGCGGCCCTGGAGCAAAGACTCAGCCAGCAAAGGAAGAGGAAGGCTCCTCTCCAGACAACAAGGTTCCTTGTCCTTATGGAGGAGGAACAGACTGCACCAAGCATGGTGGCTCGGGCGGTAAGATGCACGACCCCAACGGTGAGAGCATGACTGCGCACCGCGAGTTCGACGATTTCAAGTCTCGCGTAGAGGATGACCAGAGAGACCCTGTGGAGGTAGCAGAAGAGCACGCAGGGAAGATGCTCATTGCTAAAGATTATGACCCTATGTCCACGCCCCTAGAGGTCATGAAGGACCATGTTGTCAACCGAACGATTATAAACTCTAAGCCTATGAAGGGCCACGGCGGGTCTATACATGAGTCTTATAAGCGAACCATTGAAGGTAACGGTTCCTATTTAGGGAAGCCTGGCAGCACTGAGTTCGGCTCTGGCGTGCATAGAGAAGCTGCGGCGTCCGAGCATTATGCGTACTTTGGTAGCGATAGATGCCCCCCTACGTTTGTTAGGACTAAAGGGCCTCTACCTGAGAGTGGACAAGTTTGGTTAGAAGAGTACGATAATGCCTTTACCCGCATGGAAAAGGTTATGGAAGAGAAGTCTCCACGCGGGCTAGAGGAGCGGGGAGCCTTGATTTACGCCATCCTAGACGTTGCTCCCGATAAGGATAAAGCTGTTGAGCAATTGTCTGCCATTGCTGTACAGGATATTGTTATGTGTAACAGTGATCGGCATATAGAAAACTTCATGATAAATGAAGACTACTCTGATATCAGGGCAATCGACCACGGATTTTGTTACGAGACTGGATTAAACCACTATAACAGTTCTATCCATCAAGGGTTCCACTCTAATAATAGGCCCCTAAGAATTCCTCCTGCGATGCGAGAGATATTTGACAACACGACATACGGGGATCTGAAGCGTTCTGGTGGGGATGCTCATCTTCAGGAGTGGCAGACAGCACAAACCTACCTTCGCATGAAGTACACTATGCACGTAGCCGACAACAACGACGGCAAGCTACCCTACGAGGAGTTCGATAGTGCAGGCTATGGTTTCGGTGCAAGCAAGACAGCATTTAGAGATAATGGATCTGAAAAGTTTGAAGACTTTATGGTTGATTTTATCGATGAGCATAGCAAAAACGAGGATAGCCCCGAGTACGCCACAGCCAAACACTTTGCTGAAATTGGAGTGTTCATGCCTCCTTGGATTCGTCAAGTAGAGCCAGAGTATCACGCGGCGGAACTAGGCAAAGGAGGGCACTATCAGTACGAGCAGTTTGTCAGAACTGAAAAAGCGGTAGCTGAAGCAGCTAAGAGAGGAAACAAGGACTGGACTGCTCAAGAGAAAGAAAAGTATGATAAGGAAGTCCTTAATCTAAACAAGGAAGAGCTAGAAGCTGCTAAGAAGAATGTTTTCGACTTGGGTATAGCGTATGACCAAGCAAATGAAGACTTCGCCAAATGGCAAAACGACAACCCTGGCGTTTTCGGGGACGTGTTTATGGCGGAACAAGACAAGACTGATGTTGCTATGGCAGCTCTCAATAGAGGAAGAATAGAAGAAGACGTGTTAAAGAAGGAAACAAGAACCCGTCAACTTGACGAACGAGCTAAGTTCCAGGTTATGGCCGAGAAAGATGTTGCGCGCTTTGAGGAGCTAGACAGGAAGATTGCCGACGCACAAACGGGTACTCCCAGAGGCCGAAAACAAATGGCCTACAGAATGGAGCCCGGAACTAGCACTAGGTCGGCGGCGGATATTGAGAGTGAGAAACGACAGATAAAGCCTAAGGACCCGGATCTTGAGGGCTTAGGGTGGGCAGGCAGATCGAAGGGACCAGGTAAGAATGGCTAAAGAAGAAATAAGAGAGTCTGAGATTGAGTTCATTTCCTATGGGAAGAACGAGAAAGTAGAAGGCTCAGTCTGGTGGAACGGCAAGAAAGTGGACTCAGATTCCAAGCTATTGCTCGCCAGGCTTAAAGATCTTAGAATTAAAGACCTAACCATCGATGATGGTGTAGAGTTTCTTGAGGAGCTACCGGCTAGATTCCGTAGCTACCTGACCGCTAGAAAGGTATTATGATGCTTCGTAAATGTATACACGGGGGAGGCAGTAGCTGTTCCCGTCAGGGAGGAGACGGCTCCTTGCAGCATAGGGCGGATTTCGTGCATCCCTACCCTACTATTGATGAGGCCGGTCTCCCCGTGGGCGATTTCGTAGAGAAATCACACTCCAGCCAGGAGACACATTCTTTGTCAGATTTCACTATTGACTTTGATGAAGATAACACTTCTGCTATTATGTCACTAGTCCTATCAAAGGGTATCGATGTGGGTGACTTGATTAAGTCCCTCTACGATTTCGACTTGGAGACTGAAGAAGGAATCCGGAAGCTTCTGGGCCTTCTCCCTGTTCTCGACCCTGAGATTGTTGTTGATTTAGTAGAGAAGATTTGGCCTGGGTATGCCGTACAAGAAGAAGACCCAGACCTGTTGAGAGCCGAGGTTAAGGGGTACCTCCTAGATTACTTAGGAGAAGATGATGCAGCCATTTGAAATAGTCTTAGTATGCTCCGCGTCAGGAGCTATTGCCGGTTGGCTGTGGTCCTTCCATAAGGTGAAGATGATGGAGCACAGCCTGGATAAGGCAACGTGCAAAGTTCAGAAACGAACGGAAGCACTACACAACCTAGAGAAGCTGATTGAAAACAGTCTAACCGCCTTCTCACAGCTTGAGGCATTCGCAGAGAAGACATTAGATGGTTTGGCAATAATCAAACATGTGGACAAGAAAGATTCTCATTTTGTATACGCCAACCCTGCCATGAGCCAAACGCTAGGCTACACGCAGGATGAGCTTATTAGCCGTCCGTGGAGAGAGTTCCTAGTTTCAGAAGACAACAACGTAGAAGAAGTGACAAGAGCATTAGCTACAGGAAAGCCGGTGCGCAGAGTTCTTGGTGAGTATAAGTGTAAGGACGGAAGCAAGAAGCTCCTTTCCGTATCCTCCTGTCCCGCAGATGAGGAAGGCTTTATTTACGCAGTATTCAGAGAGATATCGTAATGACAGACCAGTTGAAAGGTGGCAATGGCTGGCAAGAATACCAGCGCTTAGTTCTTCACGAACTAAAGGCCCATACTGATTCCCTTGCGGAGTTCAGTAAGGAGCTTAACTCTGTGAAGATTGAGATTGGTATGCTCAAAGTAAAGTCCGGTCTATGGGGCTTGATGGGCGGCTTTGTGCCAGTTGCCCTCGCCGTTATTATGAAAATGATTGGCGAATGAAACTAGCCGTAAAGCATTTGCATTTGACCGACCTGATGGTTCTTAAGGGACTTCAGAAGGCAGGACCTAAGACCAGGCTGCAACTACAGACTATGGGCATGACGCCCGCTATGATCGACAGACTAGAGGAAATAGGTATCCTCTTAAAAGAGCTGAACAACGCTAACCTAAATGAGTACAAGGTAAACAATGGAATCTTCGACGGGACATAAGGGACATGCACATCGCTGGACTCTGAGAACAGGGCCACAGGTGGTATCGTCCGTTGCAGAAGGTGCAGACCACAGACATGAGATCCGTGGCTCCCTTTCCGGTCCTCCCATACCAAAGGGAGAGGACCATGTACACGAACTAATGATGGACCGAATCTTGGTTGAATCGGGTCCAAGTATCTCTCACGCAGAGGCTTCTAAGGATATGGATAAATACGGAACCGGCCTAGGCTCTACTATGAATAAGGGCATCATGCCTGACCTAGTTGACCCAGAGCACTCCTACGTCTTCAAGTCTGGGGAGTTCGGTCTGTTCGACTATTGGTACATCGACCGAGCCCACAACTACTGGAAGTACACCAACGCCCCTGAAGGAACCCCAGACCACGACCCAGACTTGGGCGAGCCTATCATGCAGAAGGGCCAGCCCCTACCGGCTGAGAACCCTCAGTTCTTTACGGCAGAAGGCAAGAAGCGAAGCCTAGCCGTTCCTCCGGACCTTCTAGCGGAAGAGAATGAGAATTACAACCCTATTGACTCTAGGAACATTTGGCACGAAATGTACGAAAGAGAAGGGGAAACCCGCTACATCTACCTGGACTCAGACGTTAGGGAGAACATCGACCTCTGGGTGCAGTACCAGCTTAGGATTACGGACGCTAATATCCCTAGTCTTCGTAGGTTCGCCATAGACAAGTTCTCTAACGAACACCCCAAGGACCGCGTTATCGGTGCAATGCTGATGCTTATGGACCAGGGGCTTTACGAGCTGGAAGACCTTACCAACGCTACCGTGTCTGACATTGAGTTTATAGACAACACAGTGAAGCTGTTAGGGCGAAAGTTCATTTGCGACCCTGACCTCCTGGACTTCTTGACAAGCCTTACAGGGCCTAGAGAGTCCACCGCTCCTTTGTTCATGTTTACCTCCGTACAGGGCGAGGGACCAGTAGGCGTAAAGCATGTAGCCTCGGTACTTAAGTACCTCAAGGTTTCCGCAGCCTACCTCCTAGCCTGGCACGCCAGCCACATCTACTCCCGAGTAACCAACAGGCTTGCTTTTGAGGAAGTTGCCCCGGAAGAAATAGATGGAATGGCCCTAAGCGAAGTTAAGAGAGTCTTCGGCACGCAGAAGGACCTTCAGTACCTTGTTGATTCTAAGCTCCGAGAGGTTCTTCTCACCAACTACAAGGAAACAGTAGTTAAGAGCATAGTTCCTAGAGTAGATGCGGACGACTACAGCACTCGCACCGTGTTCTCCGACCTGCTAGGTCGCCACTCCGATGAGCTTGAGTTCTCCACCTGGCTGCACGCCCAGCCTATGCACGACATCTCTCCTGAGGAACAGGCTGAGGTAGAAGCCTCCGTAGCAGCTACGATAGAAGAGAAGGCCCAGGAAGAAGAGGGCGGGGAAGAAGTTACAGACGCAGAAGGAAATGTCCAAGAGTCTGATGTAGCCGACCAAGAAGCTGGTGCAGTAGATACCGACTTTGGAAAGGAGGAGAAGTAATGGAAATCGATCTGTTTGACTCCTGGGAACCGATGGCCAAGGCAAGAAAGCCTATTGGTCTAGAGAACTGGAAGCGCCTATCCCACATGGCCGAGCAGCTGAAGGGCAAGAAGGCATCAGACCTGACCTTTACCTCCTGCTACCCTGGTCACGAGGGCAAGAAGAAGCTTCTTGGCTCTATTGAAGGAAACTTGCATTTCCTACTGGGGTATGGAAACCCAGCCTTCCACATGGCCCCTTACCACTGGATGATCATAGATCCTAATCTCAGTGAGAAGGATGCCCTCATTCTCCACAAAACAAACGGACACCCATCTCGACCAGAGCTTTGGGAGCGTTCAGAGCTAGAAATGGACGATGAGGGGGATCAGATCGAAGGCGAGCCCCATCCTGCCGTCGCAGACGTTAGAGAGATGCGCAAAGTTGCTCGTGCCAAGAAGGCCGAGAGTATTACCGTCACCTCCGGTGTCGGCTCCTACACCGCTATCCCTTCTGAGGGACTGGTGTACGGCAACCACAACAGGCAGGTTTACGCTTGGGCGATGCTTGCTGACTCCTTCTTTGCGGCAGCCAACCCTGAGATGACAGAGAAGATGAACGAGGCAGCAGAGGCCCACACAGAGATGGAGCAAGAGATCACCCGCACTGTGGAGGTCCCTGAGCTTGTGAAGCACTTCTCCCACCAGTACAAGGGCCTGGACTTCGAGGACGAGGTATACGCCCTAGTGAAGTCCCACTTCCCTATTCCTAGCTCCACTGTACCTGTAGAGGTGGCTACTGGAGAGACCGTCTACGGTATCGTCACTCCTACCTCTATTGATTTCTACGACAGAGAGGGTTGTGCGGTCAACGTTGAGGTCTACGATCTTCCGTTCACCAGCTTCGACCTGACCAAGGGCGGCGGTATCTTCACCAGCGTCCTTCACAGCTTTGGCAGGAAGTACTTCGGTCTCCCTGACGATCTGGTTCAGTATGTCACGGAAGACAGCCCAGAGGCTGAGACATCCCTCCTAAAGGGAATGCCCACTCCTGGTCTTGAGTCCTATGAAGCAAGCTTCACAGAGTCCGCTCTGGTGAATAAGAATGTTGTAATCGAAGAAGATGGAACATTTAGGCTGGTAGTTGAATGAATAACTCTGTATTCTTAGCGTGTTCGAACTGCCATGAGATGGTCATCAAGAGCGTCAATGGCGAAATCAAGGTACGCACCAAGATATTACTCCTATCGGAGGACAAAGAGGCCCGCGCAGTCTGTAAGGGCTGTGGTGAGGAGATTCCTATCCCCGTCAAACTAGACGTGGAAATGGTCAAATCCATAGCCAGGGAGAAATCCCCACCTCTGTATCTGCGTAGTTTCAAAGGCGAAGGACGCTCCAAGTAGCACATCCTATAAAAAGTCATAAGTAATGTACTTTTATTGTTGACAGTAGGATGATATACAGTATACTTGTAATAGAAGCTTGAAGGTCTCCGCCTAGGGGGCTTCTTTAAATCTAGAAGACCTCCATCCAAAGGGAGCAGCCAGACACGTTTAGTTGTCCGGTGCTCCCTTTTTTAATCTAGCACTAAGGTAATACTCAATATGCACAATGGTTGGACTGACGAAGATACGTTTACATTCTTTGTACCCGCTACTGCTCTTGAAGTTAAGAAATCCGGTAAAGGCAAGGACAGCAAGCGCTGGATCCAGGGAATCGCTTCCACGGACACCAGAGACTTGCAGGGTGAGGTTGTCAAGCAACACGGAATTGATTTCTCGTACTTTATGAAGCATGGGTACTTCAACGACGATCACAAGCCTGGACCTGAATCTAAGGTCGGGCAGCCAACTGAATGTAAGGTTACGAAAAACGGTTTGTGGGTGAAGGGCTTTCTCTTCAATGGCCACAAGAAGGCAGACGAGTACTGGGAGCTAATGCACGCTCTCACCGCTTCTAACGCCTCCCGTAAAGTAGGCTTTTCTATTCAGGGCAAAGTAAAGAGGAGAGCTGGTAAGGAAATCGCTGAATGTTGGATTCAGGATATCGCCCTTACACCAGCACCCGTAAATACAACTACGTGGGCGGAGATTGCAAAATCCCTGTCTGCTGAAAAATGGCAGTTATCTAAGTCTGACGTTGCTGATAAGGCAGAAGAAGATGAGGAAAAGGCCCTAAGCGCAGGTGGGGGTTCCCCTCTTGTACCCGAGAGTCTTGACGGTGGCATCAAAAAGGATCGCACTAACAAGGCATTAACCTATGACGAAACTGTGGAAACACTCACCAAATCTCTTGGTGAAGAA